ATCTGTAGACGTATTAGCAATCCACAGACGACCAAAAGCAGAGATACAAATGTTTGCTTGTGGAACAGTGCCAGTAGAACCTGATTTCTCTGAAACTCTACGATAAGTAGTAGTACTTACAGCAGGATCGTAAATCAAAGCATCGTGACCACTCTGGAAGAAATATGCAATCCCATTCAGAGAAGCACACTGCCAGTTGTTTGCAGTAATGGTAGGAGCAGAACCACCCCCACCATAGGTCAACTCAGTCACCGCATTAGAAGTGCCAAGTTTGAATATCTTGCTGTTTCCTGCAAACAGAACTGTAAGAGTTCCATCGGTCTGAACCAACTCATGAATCACACCAACATCATTAGCGCCAAGATTGCCAGAAGAAGAATTGACCTTTGACCAACCTTTTCTAGCGCCAATACGACCATACTGATCCAAGATGCAGTTAGTGGCAACCAAAGCAAAGCCAGCCCCTAAATCAAGAGGAGAGTCTTCAGTATTCAGGCCATAGAAGCCTGGTGCTGAAAGACTGTAACTTTGTAATGGAGATGCCATTAGACTGCCTCAAAATTATCTTCTGGATAACGGGTGCTTTCCATTGCAATCGCATCAGATAACATACCCCTGAACAAAGCATAAGCCTCAGAACTGCTTGTGCCACCATCTTCACCGCGCTCAATCAAAGCACGGGCATAGGCGCTTTGCGCAACCAAATAATCCAAGACTTTGACTGAAGTACTGTCAGATGACAGTGTGGCCTGTGGGACGATCACATCAAACAATAAAGTGAAAGCGCCAGAGGGAACAGGGAACAAGTCAATCTTTGTGTCGCCACTGCCATCCACGCCATTGAAGCAATATTCAGAAGGAATGGATTGTGCTGGCGTACCGAAGTTCAACTTGCGGTTCATGTCAGCAACAGTGATATTGACCAATGTGATCACACTGGTTGTGTTGATGGCATCATTGACGCGAAACTTTTGGCCAACACCAGTCAATGCGTATGAATGTGTGCCAGCTGTAGTTGTGACTGTGACTGTCTGAGCAAGACAATTCCAAGTGTAAGAGTCTTCAATTTGGCGTTTGGCATCATTGACAAACTTGCCGATCAAAGATGAGTAAGTTGTTTCACCAACAGTGGAAACTGTACTTTCACGCAAGCGCACAAGCACATCATTAACGAGTTCTAAGTAGGTCATGTTCGTTGTGCCCCATATAAGACAAATGTTGCAAGCACAGAGAAGGTGCTTCCAGCCTCAGTTGTGACGCGAAACTGGTCACCCTCTTCCATCACAATGTAAGCACCACCATCAAACTTTAAATAGTCCTTTGAACCCATACTGTAACCAGTAAGAATGTCCCAAGAAGTCGTTGCGCTGGCATCGTACCATTCGCAAGTAATTGTTTTGGTGGAACCTGTTGTGTTATGAAGGTACATCAGGTTGAAGAGAGCATAGTATCCCGTTGGTACTGTGTAAACAGTAGTCAGCGTAGCGGCTGTAGGCTCAACTGCAACGGATATTGGTCTCACTTCTTATTCCTCTTAGAGATCGCTTTGGCTTTTGCTTTAGCGTCTTCCTTGGACGTTGCGCCCCAGGCTCTAAGAGATAAGAGAAGTCGGGTAGGCTTCCCATCTTTCATCTCAGCGCCAGGCATATTGCCCATTCGTGCTAAAAAGGAGGCCCTTCGAGGGTTGTCACCCGACTTGACTGGTGGCTTTAAATTGCCACCTGTTTCTGCATTATAAGATGCTCTGCCCTTGGCATTCAACCCCCCTTTGGGATTTTGATGAGCCTTCAAAGTCATTTTTTCTTTGCGGTTTTGGCCGCAGCCTTGAAAGCAGCAGCTGTAGGAGCGCCTTTGGTGCCAGGCTTACGCATCTTCTCTTTCGAGCCTTTCTCAATACGCTCTCTTTTGGCCGCGATGTTAGCGTAGAGGCCTTTCATTTTTTCTTCTTCTTTGGTTTGCTCATACCAGCTTCAGACAAAGCAATAGCAATGGCTTGTTTGCGGGAAGTCACTTCTGGGCCTTTCTTGCCAGAATGAAGAGTGCCAGCTTTGTACTCACTCATGACTTTTCCAACTTTTTTAGCGGCGGCTGTCTTTTTCATTTGCCACGACCAGTCTTTTTCATCATGTTCTTCGCAGTACGCTCACCGCGCTTTGGCATTGGGCGAACCTTGGGTTTGCCAACTGCGATCATGATGGCCAAAGGCATACCTTTAGGCGCTTGCTTAGGTTTTGTCTGTTTCATGGGTTTTCCTTCGTAATAGGCCCGCCAGCTTTCCACGCATCACAAGTGCGGGCGGCAGCACAAGTGAATTGAAATAAGTCACAGTAGCCAAGATCAGCTGCTTGAATGAAGTTTTTGTCATAGGACAACTCCCCTTCACCTTCGTCTTTTTCAAAGCCGCTTTCAATGCAAGCCATCATCTTAGGTGTTTGGATAAAGGCAGCACAGTTACCGCAGAGCATACCTTTAATTGAATCTGTTGGTGCGTTATACATCTTGGCTTTTTTCAGCCAGAACGCATCGTTTGGTTCGTCTGGGTTGGGTGGCCCATAGCCAAACTTCTTAAAGGCATTGTTTCGGTTCTTCAGATTGACCGAAATATCTTGTGTCGCAATAGGACAGACAACGCCAGTTAAGAGGCTCATTTGATCACCTTTGTGGCAATGAACGAAACAATGCCGCCTACCACTGAGGCGATGGCCATGCCAACGAACATACCGCCTTTGGACTTGTTCGCCATTTCCAAAAGCAGTTTGATGTCTTCTCGCATTGCATGAACTTCGATTTGCAATGCTTGTACTTGTGCTTCTAATTTGCCAAATTCGCGGGGGTCAATTTCAGACATTTGCGACTACTTTCTTGGGTCTACCCATTTTTTTAATGGGAGTTGGAGGAGCCAAAATAAGTGGCTTTTGGTTGTTTTCGACCTCTTCTTGGTCAATTCTGACGTAGCCTTGATGGCCCTTCATTGCGTCAATGTCGTGCTGATAGGTGAAAGTGACTGTTTGTCCACTTTGTAAGCATCGAAAGGTTGCCATAAGAACTCCAGTAAAAAAGGGGGTGTTTAGCCCCCTTCTTGTTTAGACCATGCGAACAACAACAATACGAAGTGTTGTTGAAGCCAAGTCAACAGTTGAGCCAGACTCATTTTGAACACGGAACTTGACTGTGTTAGCGGCTGACACATAGCCAGTCACTGTCAAACCAACCAAATCCACACCCAAAGATGCGCCAATGACCATATCACCCAAGGCCACGCCTGGAATAGTGATGTCATCTGTCTCGCCTGCACCATCAACCAAAGAACCTGCGTTCAATGTTGCTGTGACGGCCCAAGTGTCGCTGAAAAGACCACGAAACTGGTCATTTCCACGGCGTGATACTACCGATGATGCGGTTGCCATAATTAAATTCCTCCTAGATTAGAAAAAATCCCCCCACCCTAAGGCGGGGGGCAAGTGGCAACTGCTTACGCAGGAACTGCCAACGCAAAAGCGCTGGAAGACAAAGCGGCACCAGTTGTGGCAGCTGTACGCATGGCTTTCACACCATACAGAGTGTCAGATGTGAACAAGGTAGCCAAGTACTCTTGTTTGTACTGAGTCTGTGAGCGAACACCAACTTGCTCAACCAAAACCATGGAGTCTTTGTGGCCCATCAAGCAGATGCGGTCAGCGCCAGAAGAACCAGCACCATAGTCAGCATTGCTTGTTGTGAACACGGGGATGCCATACAGTTGGCCGATTTCGCCGTTGCGGATTGCATCGCCGTTACCAACGAAAGCCTGCTCAGTGTAACGGGACAGGCCCATCAAAGTGTTGCGGCTTGAAGGTGGGATGATGAAGAAACGGCCATCCATGGGAGTGTCGTTGTCATCCAAGCGCTGAATGGTGCGGCGAATAGCAGCATCAGTCAAAGCAGCGGCATTAGAGGTAGAACTGTTATAAGCAGTAGTGCCATCAGAGCCGATGTAAGCCTTTGTGCTAGAAGCAGCAGTAGCGTAGTCATCTGTGCCAACAGTTGCGCCATTGAATGCACGGCCCAATTGGATCAGATCAGTGTCAACTTGCTTGGCAAGCGCATAGCCAGCGTCAGCTGTGTAGAACTGGCGCAAGCTGTTCAAGGCTTGGGCTTCAACGATGTCCTCAATGAAACGTGAATACTCATAGTGCTTGTTGATCAAGACTTGAACTTCTGTCTCAGTTGCGGCGAT